GGAAAGATAATACATACAGATTACTACAGATTACCAGTAAGAACCATACTGTGTCCTGGAACCCCTTTGGGGTGTAAGGACACCTAGTACTAGTCTTACTAGTATAGTCTTATACTAGTATACTAGCTTATACTAGCTTATACTGACTTATACTAGTACTAGTACTAGTACTAGTCTTACTTCTTACTTCTTACTTCTTACTAGTATACTAGTACTAGTATAACCCCTGTTCTAGATGCACTGACTAGTTAGTCCAGGATTAGCCCAAAATTAGTCCAGAATTTTTGGGAGATTTTGTGGAGGTGCTTAACACAGAAACCAACAAAAGTCAACCCCCCTCCGGGGGGCCGGATTCTAGCACAATTCTGACTAAAAGTCAACACTGTATAATGATACAGTATCCTAGTAAGTACTTGATTCTGTTACTGTTGTTGAAAGTCGAGTTATTTATTTAGCTAGAATAGTTAGATTTCTAAATGTCAAGCTGTTTTTTAATTTATAAACAATAATGGAAGTTTGATGTAGGAATGATGAAGAAGTACTGTGTTAACTTATAACTATAACGTGTTATAAGTAAAGGGATTTCTTTACTTATTAAAGTCAAGCTGTTTCCGATGAATGGTAGCAAACAGCCGATGAGCGGTTAAGTTGTTGAATCTAAATGAGAATCGTTCTTGTTTAGATTCAGCTGGATTCAGTAGGTTTTCTTAGATGTTCCACGAGAATGTTCCACGCTTAGATCGTCAGGAACGCACCTGGAAGGGCCGCTAGCGCCCCTATGTTGGTCTAGGTGCTCGTGACTAGTGTAAGTTCCGTTGCGCAGTTATAAAAATAGGCGGAGTTAGACTAAAACAGTCTCGAGCGCCAGGTGACTCGCACTAGTAATACAGGCCTGTCCTGTGTGAGTATGAGTTGTGGTGATGTGGTGAGCAGGCGAAGAGCCCTCCCAGACCCAGCTCGGAAAGCCCCCCCCAAGGATGTCGCTACCGAGCGCGGATTCCCCAAGCCATGTGGCTTTCCGGGTAGCCGCCAACTGCTAGTGCTTAGTGGGTCTCGTCAGGTGAATGGCGGACGGCTAATCACAAGAGAGCGGTAGAAGGGTAAAGGTAGCAAGTCAGTTGCGGATACGTGACAAGACTCGGCTAAAAGAGGGTTAACGCGGACTTGTACGCGTTGTGGCCTAAGCCACATCCGAATGACAACGGATATGCCGATTTAACGCCGAGTGTGCTCTACAGAGTGCAGTGCTAGCAGTTGCGGGGCCAAGGTAACAACAAGCGAAGCTTTACCAGAATGACCGGGCGCGCGAGTGGACAGCGCGCCCGTGTCTCGTTCTAAGTGTCGGCATTCGTCGGCACTCAGTTAGGGGCACATATATGAAATCTGAGGACATAATGTTTGGAGCTGTCATTCTTGCGTGTGTGGGTTTGTACGTGCTTATGGTGGCGGTGCTGCGCCAGGTTGGGGGTTAGATGCATCGCATTACTTTTGACGATGTTGTCTTTGTGGGCTTGATTCTTACATGCGTGATGACAGCCATTGTGCTGCAGTACATTGGAGGGTAGGGGCATGGCACAGACTCAATTCAACCCGTCGCCTGCTTTGCAGGCACTAGGGAATAGGAAGCAGGGGGCGAAGGTCAAAGAGCAGAGGCGTAGCGGCTCAAGCGCGCCCACGGGCTTCTCGGGCGTGAATCTCAGTGCTCTAATCGAGCAAGCTGCACTCGCGCAGCGTCTAGACCGCGCACCAGCACGGCCTAAGCCTAGACCTGCTATCGGTCCGTACTCCCGCAAAGAAGTCGGCAAGGTTAAAACGATTACTGCCCTTTGCAGCTATTTCCGCTAACTGCCTGATTCATCTTGGTTTAAGTGACAAAGTACTGTCACTTATTCCCAGATGCTTCTGCATCTATCGTGCAATTCCGCACATGTAAGTTAGGAGAATTTCATGGATTTCAACGCGAACATCAAATCGATTCTGTCCGGCGGTAATGTGCCTGCTTTGTGGGCGGAGACTGCACAGTACGCACTTCGCCATGCCACCAGTGTGCAGTCTGACGGGACGGTTAACCTCGACCCGCTTATCCGCCTGCGCGTCGCCTACGGCTCGGCATCGGCCAGCCCACGCGGCGCGAAGGTCGGAAAGTTCGACGCCTTCGTCACGATGGTGACCGATGGCCAGATCAAATTTGAGGGCAAGGGGTACAAACTCACTTGCAAAGGCTCGAATGTTGCGCCGATGCCAGAAGGCACAGACTTTCATTGGTGGAAAGCAGAAGCAGAAGAGAAGGAAGAAAAGAGTCCGGCACAGAAGTTCATGGCGGCAATTGCCGCCGCCGACAAGTCATTGATTGATGAGGAGCGCATGGTCGCGCTAGTGCGCGAGCACTTCGATGCGAAGGCGCGCATGCTGGCACTTGTCGCATAGTAGGCGAGTAGGGGACGCGAGGGTATCCGCTTGGATACCCTCGAAGTAACTTCTTTTTTTTTTTCCTTTTTCTTACATTTTTACTTCAGAATCCTTGCAGTACTGTCACCTTGCAGTACTGTCATTTCCTTGCACTACTATCATACCATACATCCTAGCCGTAGCCAGTACCCAGTACTGACCACTACTATCATCACACGAATCCTAGCCGCAGACTGTAACAGAGGATAACAGAGGATAACAAATGCGATATTACCTTATTCCCAAGAATCCTAGCAATGATTTTAATCAGCGCAGGAATCAGGATACAAAAGCACGAGACCTAGCTAGGTCTAGACTTGCATTAGAGCAAAGGAAGAAGCGAAGAACTGTCATGCTGTGGCAGTTACTTTTAACTGCAACTGCACTAACACTGTGGACCTTATTGCAATAAAGGGGAATAGAGCCTTATGAAAAAGCACACGCATAGCGCAAAAAGTTACTCAATTAAAATTGAGTTATCCGTAATGGAGGGAGCCTACAATCCAAAAATGCGGGCTTCCCTTGATATCACCGTGCCAAGCGGTGCGGATCCAGCAGAGACAGTGGCAAACGAAATTGCCCCATTTCTCGACACAGAGTTCAGCAAGCATGAATTCAACTACGAAGTGAACTAGGAGTATACATGAAACCTGCATTCAAAACATATTGGTATGACAAAAGACTGGATATCCTAGCTCAAGAGGCTAGGGACAGGATCCAGGAGGTAACTAGCTTGGAGAGTACCCAACTTAGTTCGGATTACATTCATGCTAACTTTCCCCAGCTAAGGGGGGCACTGTGGTGGCTGAACTTCTACAAGGGAGGCACTGCAAAGCAAGAAGTAAAGGATCTAGTATTTAGCTTCAGTGCTAGCACTAAGTATCCGTCACGCCTTGATGTCACACACCAGCGGATTGCCCGTATCGCAGGGTACTGGGTGCCGGGGCGCAGGCCCGGGGTGCCCAACAAGCCTAAGCCTGATCCTGATCCTGCATCGACACACCAGTTGAATCCGAGTCCAGTTCTCCCCGCAGTAAGCGATGGCTATGGCAACACTCCAACTACATCCAGCAATCTCTGGAGCCGCAGTCAACCTGCACCTACCATCAATTACAAAGCGATACAGTCATGGGCGCAATCGCTAGACACACTCAGCAATCCAGATTATACACTTTCCGCTGTACCTACTCGTGAACTATGGGATTTAGTCTGTAAGCTGCTTGTTTCAGCAGGACGCCACGTAGGCACTCGGTCGGCCCTGGAACACGAAGTTATTAAAGACACTTACCTAGTTCTGAGAGAACTGAGTGAAGCTTACCAAGGGGTAGATTATGAATAGTATCTCAGACGCACTGCGCAAAGCAACACGCCAAACTGTAGACGTGCCTGTTGACCAGTACACCGAGGCAGGCATTCAGTTCACCGAACTGCTGCCGAGCACTGCATATGTAGTGCCCACTGAACTGATGAGTATTGCTGACGCTGCTTACGTGAATAAGCAGACTGTTATCTGTGTAGGGCCACCCGGCACAGGTAAGACTACTTTCTGGGAATATTTCGCGAAGCTTAAACAGACTAGCTATATGCGTAAGTCTATAGAAGCAGACACAGAAGCTAGTGAACTAGGATTCGTGCGGCAGGTAGGCTACTCAGAAACAGGACAGGCTAGTATTGTTTTCGAGCTTAGTAATGTTCTGGAGTTCCTGCAGCACCCTGGCATCCTTGTTATTGATGAGCCATTTCAGAGCTTGTCTGGGTCATGTCTAGCACCAATGCGTCCTATCCTAGATGAAGGTAAGTATGCCATACCGGACGGAAGAACTATCATCAAGCATCCTGAGTGTATGATCGTGTTCACAGATAACACAAAAGGAGCAGGGGAGAATTATGAAAAGTATCAGCGGAACATCCAAGATGCTTCCCTGATTAACAGGATCGACCTTTGCATTGAGTTTGACTACCTAGCAAAGTGTCAAGAGGTACCCCTAATCAGGTCGCTCTGCGGTATTAGCTTAAAAGCAGCAGAGCAGCTTTGGCAGCTTGCTGACCTTACAAGAGCTGCGTACCGTAAAGGGGAACTGAGCCGACTGATAACTTTGCGACAGATCAAAGCTGTAGGCATGTTGCGTATTCCTGTAGATAAAGCACTATTGTATGTATTTAGGAACACACTCACCACTGACACAGAGCTTCAGGCATATGATGCAATGGTAGCCGCTGTGTATTAAGAATCAGAGGACCAGCAATGAAAGACTACATGAAGATCGACTCTGTGTGTAGGTTCGCAAGGACACTAGCGGACTCAGCAGGCCTGAACGTAGCTTACCATGAAACTGCAAACCAGTTCAGCACTGACGGAAAGACCCTGCACTTGCCTGACCCTGCAATCCAGAATAACCATGATATCTGGATGTACGGCATGTACCACGAGGTACAGCATAACAGCAAGTACCGTGAGTTCATGGTGAAATACAGTGACCCTAATTGGCACGCTGTTAACAACATAGTTCTAGACTACCAGCACGAAGCTGGACTGCACGGAATGTACAAAGGCAAGGATCTAGCAATGATTAAAGGCCGAGAGGCATTCTTATCCGAGACTAGAACACCTAGTACTGACCCTGCTAATGACTTTGAGGCTCTTTACGGAGGGTTATACACAGCCTGCGAGGAACTCAGGAAGGAAGTGTGGTCTGGCTTTAATCCTGAAGCACCAATGCTTCCTACTAAAACTGAGGCTGTGCGGAACAAAGTAGTAGCACTATTCGGAGCCAGGCTTAAGGGGACAGTTACTCATAATCTAGTAGAGCACAAGCAGCTTATTGCTGACATCATAAAAGAATTTATCAAGGATTCGTCATGCTCTACTGATAAGCATAAAGCTGAATCTGAGGCACCACTTAAAGTAGGAGATAAAGCTGGGCTGGATACCCCTGAAAGTCTAAAAAAGCTAGAAGCTCAATTCCCCGCAGTATCTAATCACGATGGGAGTCTTAATAAAAGCAAGAGAAGCAGTAAAAGTAGTGTAATAACTGCAAAACAAGTTAATCCTTGGGGAGGACTTACACGACACCTTACTAACGCACCTAATATATCTGAGCAGGTGCGTAAACTTCTTATGGCAAAGAAGCAAAAGACCTATGAGGGCGGCAAGAAATCAGGAAAGTTTCGTGCGGGTGGTATCTCCCGTCTTGTGCAGAGGGAGCTTGATGTGTTCAGCAAGAAGCAGACTACACCTGACATCAACACGGACGTTATGCTTTGCATTGATATCAGTGGAAGCATGTGTGCACATATGGATAACGTGCGAGCTACTACTGCTGGCTTCGCTACTGTACTAGAAGATATGAACACTGCTTACGGGATTCTCCTATTCGAGGGCAAGCTACATCAAGTCAAAAAGTTACAAGAGAAGCTAGGAAAGCAAAGAACTCTTGCAGCCATAGAGACGTTCGAGAGTATTGGAAGCACCGCACTGAATTCTGCGCTGCTTGAGGCAGCTTATCAGTTAGCTGCTAGCCATAATGAAAAAGCTATCATTATGGTGGGGGACGGAGCAGATGGAGACCACGCATACAATGGAGAAGGGGACCAATTGCGGACTATAGATGTGATCAAGAACATCCAGAAGCATGGAATCCGAGTGTACTCAATACTAATCGATTGCAGCTATCTTGCGAGTGAATGGCAGAAGGAGGGGATTAACGCAGTCAACATACAGAAATCAGCAGAGCTTCCTCAAAAGATGATGGATATCATCAGGAATGTTTATAAAATCTAGGGGGAGCGATGTTACCTAAAGTATCTCCTGCTTTGAACGACTCAGTACTAGGATCATTCAGGATGAATGAAACTAGGAACTACCATCATATTAACTGCAATAATAGAGAGACTTCAAAAGGAGTATCTCTTACAAGGAAATCTAATGGGTACGTGTGGCATTGTTATAAGTGCTCTAGTAGCGGGTTTCATAGTATCACTGGTTATCATGCGCCGAGTGCTGCAACAAAGGGATCAAGTGATCGAGGTGCTCTCAGAGTCACTAGCTACCCTCCTAATGGAGCAGTACAAGATTGCTCAAAGTCTGTACAGGCATCAGAGTACATCAAGCGTTATCTTGGAACTAGAGAACTCCAGGCTAATCAGGGGGTACACAAGACTGATGGGGCACACGAGTCCATTTGCTTCAGGACTGAGAGAGGCTACACTGAACGCAGACTGACCGGAGGTGGCCCTAAATGGCTCCACAGGGGCGGTGCAGGGGACTACTGGTACAAGGGCACCAGTGACGTGCTGGTCCTCACTGAGGACATCCTGAGTGCCATGCTGGTTAGCGAGCACGAGTCAGCTATGGCTGTCCTTGGTACACACGTCAGCGATGCACTGGTTCAGATCATACTAGACTACGGCTACAAGAAAGCACTAATCTGGTTTGACGACGATTCTAGTATCGTGCAGCGTCAGCAAATGAAAGCCTGCGTGAAGCTTCAGAACTACGTCCAGTGTACTGTGGTTCACACAGGCACTGATCCCAAGAACATGCCCGACAGCATAGAAAAAGTTATCCTTGAAGCTAAGGGTTACTTTGTCAACTAAGGAGGATTAATGGAAGCACAGATCATTGCAGCAGCTAGGAACTTCATGTGGTATGGTCAGTTTCGTAGGCTGATCAAACCAGAGATGGTTAGTTCTCACTGCTGGGAAGTACTTAAGGTACTAGATAAGTACTATACTAGTACTAATACTAGTATAACTAATCTAGACTTGTATACTCTAGTAAAACTAGTACATACTAATACTAGTATACTTAGTCTAGTCCAAGATGTAGTACCTAGTACTATCATCTTGGACGCTCTACAGGAAAGGTACTACTTCAGTAAGATAGCTGAGATGTCCCTGAATATTGTAGAATCAGGGACCGCAGCACCTGAAGATATCCGTAAATTACTCCAGGAATTTTTTAGCAAGTCTGCAACACACGTAGATCCTGACCAGACCAGCATAGATGACTTGTTCTCAGCTCAAAGTGTGCAAGGCTATTCTTGGCCTATCCAGTTTCTTGATGACGCCATTGGACCGGTTGAAGCAGGAAGCATGTGCCTGTTCGGAGCAAGACCAGAAGCAGGTAAGACCACCATGATGGCTCATGTGGTATCTTGGATGGCAAGGCAGACTAAAGACCCTGTTCTTGTTATCCTGAACGAAGAGCCAGTGCGAGCGGTTAAGTCACGATATGTGCAGGCATTACTTGGCATGACAAGAGTAGAGATTGAGCAGGATATAGTCTTAGTCCTAGCCGAGATCCAGAACAAACTCGGCATGGCCTTTGACGATAAATTCAAGTTCTACCATAACCCTAGCCTTCACATTGAAGACATTGCTGGGCTAGCAGATCGCTGGGATCCGAGTATTATTGTTGTAGACCAGCTTAGGAATGTGCAGAGTAATAGTAAGCACGGGACAGACGTAGAGAGGCTGAAGCACCTGTATGAAGCATCACGCAGGATGGCAGCTAAGCACTCATCAGTGTTCTTTACTGTGCACCAGGCTAGAGGCGACTCTGAGGGTACGCAGTACATCAATGGCAATCAACTAGAGGGGTGCCAGACTGAAGTACAGGGCGCTCTTGATATTCAGATCATGATCGGAAAAGACAACGACCCCATGAATGAACACCTACGCTATCTGAACATTGTTAAGAACAAGGCTAGGGGTGTGCGGGATGAAACTAAGCGACACGGACGTGCTACGGTAGAGATTCAGAGAATGACCGCGAGGTTCAAATGATGGCGCTGTACAACTCAACTGCTATTGACATAGAGACAACCAGTAAACGGGATCTTGAGCTGGAGTTCAGTAATCCCTACAGTGCTAACATTATCCACCGAGTAGGCATGGAATGCACGGACCTGCTCGATGTCCATCACTACACAATGTACAAAAATAATGAGCACAGCATTAGCCAAGCGTACTGCGATTATGTAATCGAAAACAGTGAGTACGTAGTAGGTATGAACTTGTCGTTTGATCTTGGTTACTTGCTTGCTAAGCACTGGATCAACCCCCAAGATCTAGAGAAACCTGTCTTGTGGGACATAGGAATCTTCCATTACTTGTACAGAGGGCAGCAGACTTATCCCAGCATGGAAGATATAGCTACGTTTCATCACTTAGAAGGTAAGTCAGCTAACATAGAACATCTGATCGAGCACTTTGGAGACACAGATAAAATCCCTGATTCAGTGCTGTATCCTTATCTCAAGCAGGACGTTCAGTTAGCACACAAGATCTTCCTACTCCAGAAGGAGTATCTAGAGCAACGAGAACCAAGTGAGATTCACTTGTATGTATCTGAGATGGCAGCATGCAAGGAGTACATCCTTGCTACGTACTACGGAATCAACATCGATGTGGAACAGCTTAACTTAGAAGAGATGCAACTTAACACTCTAAATAATCTAGTTCAAACTAACTTCCATACAGAACTAGAGAGGTCCGTTAATCTAGTAGGGGTCCACGATTGTATCAATTCCACGAATACAATCAAGCAGATCTTGTTCTCTGACCACATAGAGGTCACTAGTGAAACACTAGGAGAGGTTTACAAGTCAGGTGCTCGCAGGGGAACTCAGAAGGTTCTGAAGAAAAAGGAGTCCTGCCTAGTTCCAGGGAACTGCAGTACACAACTTCCCTTATCAACTTCAGAAGAAGTTATTCAAGCTAGAATACAAGAGTTTTCCAGACTTGGAATTAGCGCAGAAATTCGGATTAAGTTATTGCGGTTTGTTCTAGCGTACAGAACAAACCTTAAGTCATTAAAGACTTACTGTGCAGGCATCAGAAAATTCATGGGCAAGGACCAAGTGATTCATCCTAGATACGTGCAAGTAAGCACAGCAACTGGGAGAATCTCAGCCACTCAACCTAACATCCAGAATCAACCTTAGGAGGGAGTATGTTCACTACGAAACGTATGATGGTCCCTCCTCCTGGCAGGGTATTCATAGAGGTGGACCTAAGTCAGATTGAGGTACGAGTTCTAGCTGCACTTAGCAGAGACAAGAACTTGATTCTGGATATGAACACACCTGGATTCGACCCACACTGCATGTCAGGTGCGTTCTCATTAGGTAGGAGCTATGCTGTATTCAAGGCTCACTTTGATGCAGGGGAGGAATCCTACATAGCAGCTAGGAGAAAAGGAAAGACGATCAGCTTTGAGTTTCAGTACGGAGCTAAGGATGAGAACATTGCCAGTAGAAACAACATTCCTCTGAAAGATGTTCAGAATTTTTCTGAAAATTATAAGAAGACTTACAAGGATGTTGTGAATTTTCATGAACGCAACATACGGAATGTTAACAGGGATAGTGGACTACTTAGTATAGATGTACTCTGCGAGGGCCAAAATAAAGAGTACCCCCGCTACTGGAACGTGGCACTAAACAAGTTCAATAAGTATAGTAAGAACCAAATCATGAACTATCCAGTTCAAGGAATAGCGTATGATGTAATCAAGCTAGCGTGGATACAACCAGTATCTAGTAAGATACTTAAGCACAGGCAGGTACATGACTCTATCCTGTACTCAGTGCCAGAGTCTAATATTGATGTTTACTATCAGGAGATCACTAGTATATTCAATAAACTCCCTGCACTAGTTAATACGTGCATGTTCGATTTTCCTGTTATACTTCCTTACGAAGTCAAGACTGGCTTCAACCTTAAATTCTAGGAGTGATTATGCAAGCATACGTAGAAGAGATTACAGTTAAGCCGACCAGCACTGGCGGAAACAACTACCGAATGAAGCTAGATGGTAAGTGGCTCAGTGCTGGCTTTGCTAAGCCAGCTTGTAACGTAGGAGATCAGATCGAGTACACGACTGTACAGAAAGGACAATACACTAACTTGGGCAGCATCCATGTGCTGCAAGCTGGCGCTGCACCACCTGTGGTAACCAGTGCCCACACTGGTGCATCTGGTCCAAGTGGCAGCCGTGAGCGGAGTATTGTACGACAGAACAGTGTCACGAATGCTGTAGCCGTATATAACTCTTACCTCGCTACAAAGAATTTTGAAGTTATGCCTAGTCCTTCCCCTGTAGAACGAGCACAGGAAATCCTTGTTGTTGCTAGGATCTTTGAGATGTATAGTATGCAGGACATGGATGTAACTGCACTGAACGAAAAACTTGCAGCACTCCTTGGTGGAACTGAGGAAGAATGACCACTGTTTTCATTGATGGAGATACAATAGCGTACACATCAGCCCTTGCAGGGGAGAAATCCCCTGACGAGGATAAACTCAAGGTTGTTCTAGGGAGAGTTAAGAATTCGCTGAATAGCATTCTTGATAAGACAGAGGCATCTGACTACAAGTTGTACTTGTCAGACGCTACTGTGAACACGTTCCGAAAGGCGCTGTATACTGACTATAAAAGTAATCGTCCTACTGATAAGCCGCAGTACCTTGAGTCCGCCAGGGACTACATGCAGAACGTCTGGCACGCAGCAATGTGGGTTGGCCTGGAAGCAGATGATGCGGTGGCTATTGAACAGACTAGGATACAAGGCACAGGGATCATTGCAGCGATTGATAAGGATCTAATGCAGGTGCCTGGACGTGTGTACTCATGGCGTACTGGGTTAATACATGAAGTAACTGAACTGGAGGGAGCACGCAGCCTGTACACACAGGCTCTCATGGGGGACAAGACTGACAATATTCCTGGCCTCTCTCACTGTGCAGAAGAGACTATCCTTAAGTACGGTCTAACTAATCATGCCCGTAGGGGGTGTGGTGAAGTATCAGCAAGGAACATACTTAAGAACTGCACTAGCACAGATGAACTGTACTATGCTGTACATGATGCGTACCTTGAAACGTATGGTACTAAGCAGTACAGGTACAGCTTGACTGAGCAGATGAATCTTGTGTACTTAATCAGAGAGTTCAATGGAGGTCCAGTGCTGTGGTCTCCACCCGTGTGAAAAACAAGCCAGTCTCTGAGATAATCAAGGAGATCAGAGACAGGCTTCAGGCTGAGCAGTGCGGGATATGCCCTTTATGTGAGGAGTCCCTAGAAACTAGACTACCTAGTCTAGATCATGACCACGCTACTGGACAGATACGTTCAGTGTTATGCAGAAACTGTAACCAAGTTGAAGGAAGGGTACTTAAATGGGTGCATCGGGGAAAACGAAAACTGCTTCCAAGACAGTGGCTAGAAAACCTAGCAGCCTACTGGAAAAAGCACAGCAGTCTGCCAGTGACAAGTCTTATTACTCATCCCCTACATGGGAAAAAACAACGAAGACGAAAAAAATCAGCACGCCTGGTAAAAGTAAAACTAACCTCAAAGTCAAAAGGGATTCCAAAGAAAGCATCAAAGAAAAATTCGAGTTCGTAGGTTTGTTTGGGTACACAGCGTCGCAAGTAGAGACTGCAAAAGTCTTGGCTTGCTCCCCACTGCATTATCCAGTTAATTCAATGAGTTTTGCTGAAGAGCACCTAAGCTTCCTAGAAGGCTGTATGTTCAAGCGTATCGTTAGGCTTGGGGATAAAGGAGATATCCTGACTGAGCTGTATAAGATTCAAACAGAGTATTGGGCTAGGACGACATCACCTAGAGGAGAGAAGGATAAGCTTGATTTGCTTCGAGGTTACACAGAGTTCCTTCACGAGTTCAAAGACTACTGGCACAAGACACTGATGTACAAGCCTTACCCTGAAGCCTTCTACAAGAAACTGGATCTGATGGAAGCTTTTTTGAACACACTTCTGTACGACACACGGGAGTTCGAGCTAGAGGTAACAACAGCTATCAGTAGTATTATTCGCAATGGCAGCTTTAAGCAAATGCGATGAGAACGCGACGCCGTGCGGTAAGCCTTAGCATCACAGCAAGTTAGTGGAGCAACATGAAAGTGCTTGTCGCGTGTGAGTTTAGCGGGATTGTGCGCGATGCATTCCGTGCCAAGGGCCATGACGCATGGTCATGCGACTTGCTGCCAACAGATCGCCCAGGCCCACACTACCAAGGCAACGTGTTAGATATTATCGAGGATAGCTGGGATTTAATGATCGCACATCCCCCATGCACGTACCTGTCGAGAAGTGGCATACACTGGACAACGCGAGGGTTGCGCGATCCGGCGCTGACTGAGGACGCCCTGGAGTTCGTGCATAAGCTAATGGTTGCGCCTATTGAGCGGGTGTGCGTGGAGAACCCGATAGGGTGCATCTCCACACGCATCCGCCGCCCCAACCAAATCATTCAGCCGTGGCAGTTCGGTCATGGTGAGACAAAAGCAACATGTCTTTGGCTGAAGAACCTACCTAACCTAGAGCCGACTAACATCGTCGCAGGGCGCAAGGCACGAGTCAGCAAGATGGCCCCCAGCCCTGACCGCTGGAAGCTCCGCAGCACAACGTACCAAGGAGTTGCCGATGGAATGGCAAGCCAGTGGGGAGCTATTTCAGGAAACGAGTCCGCGAAAGTGCTCACTGCTCGCAAGATGCAGGCATGGCAAGCCGTTCGCGATTGGCTGGACGGTTCGCCGGAGCAGTGGCAGGCGCGAATGCCGAAAGTTACGCGAATGGTGCGGCCCGGTATCGTGATTGAGGATGACGAATGACCACGCTACAGATGATCCTAGCCGGTTCACGTTCCTGTAGCTCAACTGGATAGAGCAGTTTCCTTCTAAGAAACTGGTTAGGGGTTCGAGTCCCTTCAGGAACACCATTAAATATGGAGAGTGCTATGTTTAAATTTCGCATTGCTTTGTATGATGAGCTAGGGTGGTTTGTGCGAGTACTCACTGAGAGTAACAGCATTAAAGCTATCCTCACTGAAATAAAGGAGTTAGAGCAGCATCCAGTATTCAAACACAGCCTGATTTTTGCTGAGGAGTACTTGAACGAGGATCTATTGTGGCAGCCTCTTGCGAGGCAGTTAGAGTTCACTTTGCATGGATTGTCAATCGAACTAACACAGCAGGATATTCAGGAGATCAATGAGCAAGACTAAACCTAAGAGTCACTGTGTTATTCCAGATACACAGTGCAAGCCGGGGGTGCCCTTGGAGCACATCACAGGAGCTAGTAACTATGTACTAGATAAAAAGCCAGATGTTATTGTGTTCCTTGGCGACTGGTTCGACATGCCCAGCATGAGCCAGTATGAACAAAGAGGTAGTAAGTACTTTGAAGGAAAGAATTACAAAGATGATATTCAAGCTGGCCTTATTGGTTTGGATATGTTTTTTGCTGGAATTAATAGTTATAATCGTGCAAGGAAGGCAAGCAAGCACGGAGGTTATAAACCAAGGATCGTGTTCCTCACAGGAAATCATGAGGACAGAATCACTAGAGCAGTACATCAGGATCCACGACTTACAGGTACGATCTCTCTAGACGATCTGAACCTGCACAAGTACTTCAAAGAAGTACACAGCTTTCTTGACATAGTAGACATTGACGGCATACTGTACAGCCATTACTCCCTTCCCT